CTGGACCGAGACCAAGACCCAGACCTGGACCCAGACCCAGACCTGGACCAAGACCTAGACCCAGATCTGGACCAAGACCTAGACCCAGATCTGGACCAAGACCAAGACCCAGAACTAGACCTAGACCAAGACCGTGCCAATTTGCTACGTTTCATCACAGCTGGACCCCCTTTAGTCTTCGTTTACTTGAAAATACCGTGGCTTTCAATTGATTGCATTGCCACGCTCCATTTTCCGGGCATCTGCTCCGCATCGGACCAATCAACTGTTTTGTGGTCACCGGTGTTATACACAATCATTGCGTTTTCAAAAACAATAGAATCACCTACAATCGCTACACAATCACCCGTATAAATATAGTTCATCGCGTAAATAGTTGGGCGTTCGCCAATATATTGACGATATTCGAGATGCGCCTTGTGATCTTCAGGAATCTGATACGCCATATTTTGAATTTCTTTTATTTGACCTAATGTTAGTTCGTTAATATCCATTTTTTTGACCTTACCTGTTAAGTGTCCTTTCATTATGACGCCGCCGTCACACTTGTCAATTATTATTTAGTAGCCCTTTGGTTTTACTTAAAAGATATTCCTCTTTGCCGTGCCTTTCCCCGAATTGATATTTGCCATCGCCATGGCGCGATTTATAACCCGGCCCGGATACTTGATGATGCCTACCGCATAGGCCGATTGTTTTTAGGTGCGCCCCTGGTTTTGTTTTTCCGTCGATATGATGTGGGCAACACTCGGTCCAGGTATCAAGCTCCAACAAGCACACGATACAGCCTAGATCGCATATTGCGCCCATCCATTCCTTTTCTTCCGCTGTGGGCGCCCTGCCCTTCACATTATCGCCTGAATAATTTGATCAATATCCCAAACAATTTGATAGTGGCCATCCCATTCCGCCTTGAGTTTTTTTTGACTGGGCTTTATTTCGCTAGGCCTTACCTCTCCAGTTACAGGGCTTACAGTAGACGGCTCTTTAATTTCAAACCAAAAAGTATTTCCTTTATAGCCCACTAAAATATCATCATGCCCAGGCTCTACTGACACGCCAGGAATCGCCCTGAGCGCATCAATAATGTCTGATTGGTTTGCGTCTACTCTTGCAGCCCTTCGGTATTTACTGATAATTAATATCTCTAGTTATATTTCTTTTAATAGATCAGTTGCTTCTGTATAAAGTTGGCTTTTGCATGGATCACCGGAATAATTAGCGCTTATTCCGCACTTTATTAAATCCAGCTTTTTTATTAACATTCCTTCAAGCCTCGCTACATTTTCTAGCGCTTTTTCCCCGACTTGAATGCGTGTAGCTGCCCATTCAGGCTCGCGCTTAACGGCTTGGAAAATAGTGCAATCATTGCCTTCGCTGTCATGATATATCTTTGCGGTGTTCATTTTCATTTACCTATATTTTTTAGCTTCGTTATTTAAATAAGTGTTAGCATCTTTTCTCGCCGAAGACTTTTTACTTAAAAATAGTTTTGTATAATGGTTTGAAACCTCCTGTTTTTTATCTTTCGGAATTACTGCTATTCTAGACAGTATCCAATCACGATCACTCACACCCAATTTGCAGTAATAAAACTTGGGGTATGGGTCCATATTTATCAGTTCTTGCGGATAAGGTCCCTCAATCCTCAATAACCTTGCTCCTCTGCTATTTTGAAATACTCTGAATCTCTCGGATTTATCAAAATGATGCCTTTTTCTATCGCCCATGCCTCATGACGCCGAAGAGCGTCGAATCTTTCACCTTTGGACGCTGCACGCATCCCGTCGCGGCCTTTTCTGCTCCAACTTAACCTTACCCCTTGGTTATCCGTTCCAAGCCAGTGTGAAGCAAATAAGGCGTGTGCGTCATCGCTGTTAAATTCTCGCTTTCCGTAGTTGTTTCCGGCCACGTCGATCATCAGCGGCATTGTCGCCCCGTTTTTTGCCATAAAATCGGCTGTGGTGCTCATCCAGGACCGCCAAAGTCTTGCCATGCCCCATTTTCCAGTGTTGCTAGCATCGCTCGAATTGATGATTAGATTCGGCGATTCTTTCAGCTCGTCCTGTAGCGAATTAATTAACGCTGGTAAATTATCAATACTCAAATGAAAATCTTTCACGTTTTGCCGCCTATCAATTTTGTATCGATTTTCGCTAGGGCCTGACTTAGCGGAGTTGATAGCCGGGGCTTGTCACCGCCACCCTGGAACACCGCTAGCGCTTTCTTGTGGTCACCCAGTAGGATTGGTTCTGGAATTTTAGCGTTGACGTGCTGATGATTGTGGGCCTCAGTGATGCCGATTAATTTTTTCGGCCAGCGCTCAAGTTTTGAGTTTAAAAAACCCTTGTACCGGGTCACAAACTCATTCCGAATAAACGGCAATTCCTTTTCGGTCACTTCACAGATTGTTATCCAGCCACCCATCCCCTCGATCACGGCCATTATTTGCGGCTCATCAAAAACAACCGTTTGATAGGATCCCGTACTAGATATCTCGGCCACGACTTTAGACCACGCCTGCAAAGCTCTGCTAGCTGTATCGCCGTCGATGTAGCGAATCACATCAGCCGGTTTTGGCGCAAACTGTCCGCCGTCAGGGTTTCTCATGTGCGCATCTAGCGCTCTGCGAACATCATCGAGCTCGTAACTCATTAGAGATCTAAACACCATTCCAATAGCGGCGGAGCTTGGCACTTTGCCCACGACCTCGCATGTTGCCGCCCAGACTGCGCTGAATTGCTGGAAATCATTTTTATTCATAATTTAATCCGGTAGGTCGTCTAAAAATCCTGAGTCAATAACGTCCTGGGCTGCCCGCATTGATCGTTGCTGAAACTGGGCAATGGTTTCCGGTTGTCTGGGATCCGCTGGGGTTATTTTTGCTATGTTGTCCGCGAAATTTTCCATTTTCGTGCTCTCTCGGCAAATTAGCTCAATATCGTCATACACCGTTCCCTGGTCATTTTGGCCCATATGATGCGGCGATTTAGCGCAACCATCGATAGCCGATTTAATATAATCAACCGTGTAGCCATCTTTGAGTCTGTCAATGATTTTAGATTTTCGTTTTTTAGTGAGTTTTGTTTGATCGGTTTTGCCCATTCTGTAAACCCAATGATTAAATATTTCCTGAACATCATCAGAAACCGGTATGTCGGGCTTGCTCGACAATGCTTTTGTATCTTTATCTTTATCTTTATCTTTATCTTTATCTTTATCTTTATCTTTATGGTTAGAGTCTCGTTCCTTTTCCGTTGCAACACTAGCTAAACGTTCGCCCAACGTCTGTTTAACGTTCGTTGGTTTTTCGTTGGATTCCTGTTCTTTTTTACGCTTTCTGGCCGCTGCTGACGCTTTTCCACCTTTTGAAGAACTAATAGATTTGCTTAAAACGAACTCAAGATCACGGTCAATTCGGTCATGTTGCCAGTGTGTTTCAGTCACATTGAAAAATTCACTCAACACTTCCTCAACGTCCGTCCAACGTTCGTTGGACAAGCGTGCAACGCCAGCTAAACGCTTCTTAGGAATCGGTTTGCCTGTTTGCCAATAATTCATCATAAGCAGAAGATATGCCCCGTTTTCCTCCGTCGTTAAATGGAACGTATCAGCGATGTAATCGGCCACATATAGCTGCATATAAGGTAAAGCTGCCATGATTTCCCCTTTAGCTATTCAGCTTCCTTTATCCACCTGTCAAGCGCTTCTTTTTCGTATCGCACTGGTGATGTTTTGCTCTTGCCTAGCTTTGAGTACTTTGGTGCGTCTCTACCTGCAAGAACTCCAGTAGACCTGCCTATTCTTAGTGTCCCTGGAGAGTAACCCAGGTAAATTGCAGCCTGCTTTGCCGTCAAAAACGCTCTTTCTTCACTCATTATGTTGACTCTTTATTGATTTTGAGATTAGACAATAATACACGAGTTAGTATAAGTCAACTATTATACTTTCTTGTAAATATATGTTGACAGTCATGTTAACTATTGCTAAATTAGATCCATCGAATCAATTAACGAGAAGACAAATGAAATACATAGACCTTTACGACATACACGACGCAGCGTTTGCCAATCGAGCAGAATGTAGCTCGTGTGAGTGGCATAGAGGCGAGGGATTAGACGCAGTGTGTCTCAAGCTAGACGATATGGAGCATCATGATTGCCCATTTGTTAGCGCTGTTCTTAGTGACGCAGAGGCTATAATTGGGTGCGAAAATAAAGACATGATTATTGAGTTTGCAGACAAAATTATGGAATTAGAGCTGGATAAGCGCGAAAAAGAATCGATATCAGTGGGCGCGTTTAGTCTTTTCGTATCCCAAAATCAGGAAATTCTAAAACCTAAAATCACTGATTTTTTTACCAGTCGGCTACGTGATGATAATAATTATAGGAGCGTTATCTATGTGTGAATTTATAGAGTGGTTAGGTGGTTATTTCGCCGCTATAAATGGGATTGATTGTGGGGTTAGATCGTTAAATTTTATTTATGGCTATGGTTGTGGATGTGAGAGAGAAAATAAGGATTTTAGCTATGTCTGAAAAAAATATTTATCAGCGCGTTAACGCGATAATGAAAGAATGCTCATACATTAAAAAAGAAGGCGCTGGAATGGGTAAAGGCGTTCGATATGACGACGTTATAGCAATGCTTAGACCGTTAATGATTGAGCACGGCGTGGTAATGGTCGTTAATCAGATTAGTTTTTTTCATATCCCAGAGCTAGGAGGCGGAAAACAAAATCTTTTTGAAGGGTTATATAAATTAGATTTAATTAACATCGATAAGCCAGAAGAAAGAATGAGTCAAACCGCATCTGGCCAAGGCATGGATGCAGGCGATAAAGCGCCAGGCAAGGCCCAGACCTATGCGGTTAAGATAATGCTAACAAAAGGGTTTGCGCTAGAAACCGGCGAAGATGAGGAAAGTAGGGCTGATAAAATGGACTCCCAAAATATTATTAGCCAAGAGCAATATAGCCAGATTGAACCATTTCTGACTGAAGAGATCAGCGGCGAAGTAAAATGGAATAATCTACACGGGCGGGTTTTGGGCGCCTACAAAATAGGCAGTTTAAAAAACCTTCCAGCATCTAAATTTAACGAAGTTATGGGGAAGTTAAAAAATGGAAATAATTAGAGGGATAGAGCAAGGAAGTGAAGAATGGTTAGCTATCCGGTGCGGTATCGTAACGGCCTCTAATTTCTCTAAGGTAATGGCAAAGGGTGGAGGTAAGACCAGATTATCATATATGTATCAATTAGCCGCTGAGCAGCTAACAGGGCAGCCTGTAGAGACGTACAGTAACGCCGCAATGGACTGGGGGAACGAGTGCGAACCTCAAGCAAGATCAAGCTACGAATTTAGGGAAAATGCAGACGTTGAGCAAGTAACTTTTATACGCGGAATAAGTGATGTTGGGTGTAGTCCAGACGGCTTGGTTGGCAGCGCTGGAATGTTAGAAGTTAAATGTCCAAAAACAACAACTCAAATTGAGCGATATCTAAAGGGCGATCTACCCTCCACGTATAAAGCCCAGGTTCAAGGGCAAATGTGGGTAGCGGAGCGGGAATGGTGCGATTTTGTTTCGTTTGATCCTAGAATAAATGGCCCTTCGTCTTATTTTAAGACTAGGGTCGAGCGTGATGATAAATACATCAGCGAATTAGAAATTGAAGTCGATAATTTTTTAAATGA